TATAATTCTGGGTTTTATTATAGCAATTATTGTAATGATAGTTACGGGCTTTGGACAAGATTACGAGTTAATAACAACTATAGATGAACTACAAAAAGAACTTAAAGACAATAAGGACAGGCTTAAAAATAAGGAAATAGCAGAAATAAGAGCAACATTCTTCGCAAGGAAAATAAAAGAAATAGAAGACATTATAAAAAATTCAGAAGAAAGCAAAGAAAACTATTTTATTACTTTTGAAAAAATAAAAAATGTACTATTTGCGAAAAACAGTTCAAACAAATAGTACAAAATAAACTCATTAATTAAACATGATTAAATAAATAATAGCACAGAAAATAAAAAAATGCAAGGGAGGAATTAAAAAAATGTCAAACATAAGCTTATACAATATAACAAGTAAATTTGTAGAATTAATAAATAAGGCAAATGAAGGAGAGCTAACAGAAGAAGAATATAACGAATTAGGAAATGAATTAGCATTAGAATTGCAAAATAAAAGTGCAAATATTATAGGATATATAAAAAACAGTGAAAGTTTGTTAGAGGCAATGAAAGCAGAAGAAAAAAGACTTTCAGACATAAGAAAACAAGGAGAGACAAAGCTTGAGAAATTTTACAAATATGTAAAAGAAAATATGGAAAAATTAGGACTGGTAGAGATACCAACTGAATTAGGAAGTTTAAAAATAACTAAAAATCCAATGTCGGTAGAAATAGAAAATGAAGATGAAATACCAAGTGAATTTAAGCAAGAAGTAATTACAACAAAAATAGATAAAACGGCAATAAAAAATCACTTCAAAGAAACAGGGGAGATAGTTGCAGGAACAAGAATTATAAATGATAAAACAAGTTTAAGAGTTAAATAGGAGAAAAAATATGGATTATTTAGATTTAATGGATATGGAGGAAAAAGTTTATGGAGAATATGTTTAGAGACTTAAAAGCGAATGAAATCGATTGTAGAGTATCTCAGATTAACGAAAAAGGATTAGCTTTATTACTTTACAAAGATGCTAGAGTAGATATGGATATTTTAGATGAAACCGTAGGTGCAAAGAATTGGCAAAGAAAACATACCAGAGATAATGCAAATTGTATTATAGAAATTTGGGATGAAGATAAAAAAGAATGGATTAGCAAAGAGGATACAGGGACAGAAAGTTTTACAGAGAAAGAAAAAGGGTTAGCAAGTGATAGCTTTAAAAGAGCAGGATTTAACTGGGGAATAGGCAGAGAATTATATACAGCACCATTTATATATATACCAGTTGTAGATGAAAAAAATGAAACAAATTTTGTTTTAGAAGACAAACAAGGCAAGAAAACAACAAAAACAAAATTCTATGTTGAAGCAATTGAAATAACAAACAAAGAGATAACAAAATTAGCAATCAAAAATAATAAAGGTAAACGAGTATTTGTTTACAAGAAAGGATGATTTTATGAATAAGGTAATTTTACTGGGCAGACTTACTAAAGACCCAGAAGTTAGATATACACAAACAAATAACATAATAGTAGCAAGCTTTAGTTTAGCAGTAAACAGAAGATTTGTAAAAGAAGGAGAAGAAAGACAAGCTGATTTTATAAACATAGTTGCTTGGAACAAAACAGCAGAGTTTTGTAGTAAATATTTTAAGAAAGGTCAACAAGTTGCAGTAGTTGGAAGAATACAAACAAGGAATTATGATGATGATAAAGGACAAAAACATTATGTTACAGAAGTAGTTGCAGAAGAAGTTTATTTTGGAGATAGTAAAAAAGAAGGAAAAGAAGAAAATACTACAAAAGAAGTTGAAAACAACGACATTGTTTCTGATAATTTGGACGAACTTCCATGGTAGGGGGTAAATATGATAGGAACAGCAGAAACGTTAGTAAAATGGTTGTTTAATCAAAAAAGAGAAAAGCTATTTGAGATAAAAGAACATAAAGAAAAAAGAACTCTTACTCAAAACGCTTATATGTGGAGCTTAATTAACGAGATAGCAAATAAAATGCGATTATCAAAAGATGATACATATTTAAAAATGATAAAGGACTATTCACAATCAATGTTAGTAACAATAAGGGCTGATATAGATGTATCAAAGTTTTTCAAATACTATAATTTCGAACGAGAAGCCAAAATAAGCGGAGTAAATTTCAAAATATATAAAGTATATGAAGGTAGTTCTCAAATGGATAAAAACGAATTTAGAGTTCTTTTAGATGGGGTTATACAAGAAGCACAACAATTAAAAATACCTACATTAACACCAGCTGAAATAGAAAGGTTGAAGTGGATAGAAAATGATAGTAACAGATTTATCAAACAGTTTTAATCCAGTACCTAAAAAAAAGACAGAAAAGAAAAAAGAAGTTACAACAATTAAAAAGAAAAGCAAGAAGTTAGCAAAGCTAGAGAAAAACAGATTTAGCATAATAACAAAAGACTTAGAACATTGTTATTTATGTGGAAGTAAGAAACAAGACTTTCACGAACTAATAGAAGGTAAAAATAGACAAGTTAGTATGAAGTATGGATTAGTAATACCAATTTGCAGAAAATGTCACGAAATAGTGACAAATGATAAAACTTTGCAGGATAAATTGCATAAAGTTGCACAAAAAGAGTTCAAAAAGCACTATAAATCAGAAAACTTTGTGAAGATATTTGGTGAAAATTATTTATAAAAAATATTAGGAGGAAAAGAAAATGAATTTTAAAATTGGAGGAAGAGAATGCGAAAATTTAGGGAAGATTTTTACAAAAGCAGATTTAAAACATGGCGATAAATGTACATTAAAAAATGGACAAGTAATATTCTTCGATAAAATTTCTAATTATTCTTTTAATAGTATTGATGAGCAATTAAGATACTTTAATGATGATGTAAGTATTGTAAAAGTAGAAAGACCAGTAAAATATGAGACACTATTTGAAAGAAAAGAAGAAATACTAGACGAGACAGAAAAGAGATATTTATCAAACGTAATTAAACCTTTTAGAGACAAGGTAAAAGCTATAGAAAAAGTTTCATACTCTAGAGAGTTCATAAAAATATATATAAAAGAAGATGAACCTACCATATTACCATATTTTGAAAAAGGTACAATGTACAAAGGAATGAAAGAAAATAAAGAATACACATTAAAAGAATTAGGATTATAACAACAAGGGCTAGACATAAGTTTTAGCCCTTTATTTTACGAAAGGAGAAAGTATGAAAAGCAGTTTTTTAATTTACTTAGATTATAAAGAACAATTTGAATTGCTAACAGACGAAGAATTAGGACAATTATTAAGGGCAATTATGTTGTATGAAGAAACTGGAAAAATAACAGAATTAAGTGGAATGCTAAAAATGGCTTTCTCTTTTATCAGAACACAATTAGATAGAGACAGAGATAAATGGGAAGGCACAAAGAATAAAAGAAGTGAAGCAGGCAAGAAAGGTATGGCTAATAGATGGAATAACAAAAATAGCGAAGTTATAACAGAAGATAACAAAAATAACAACGTTATAAATGATATAACACGGTATAACAAAAATAACTGATAATGTAAATGAAGAAGTAAATGATAATGTAAAAGTAGATGTAAATGAAGATGAAAAAGTAGAAGTAAAAGATAAATATAATAACATTATAGGAATTTACAATTCCTATTGCCCAAACCTTCCTCGAGTTCAAAAACTCACTGCTAAACGAAAAATAGCGATAAATAAGCTGCTAAAAGAAATTACACCACAGCAATTTATAGAAGTTTGCATACTAGCCAATAATACAGATTTTCTCATAGGAGACAACGATAGAAACTGGAAAGCAGATTTCGACTTTATGATAAGACCAGATAAGGCAGTCTCCATACTGGAGGGAAAATATAATAACAAAAAAAAGGACAAAATGGACGGATTTATAGATTTATGGAAGGAGGCAAAAGATGAAGAAGAGCGAAATGGTGCAAATAATAACACTTTTGGCTGGTAATTATGAAGATATTGCAAATAAATCACAAACACAAAGAGAGATGATGTTAAATACATGGCAAGAGTGTTTAGGAGACTTAGATTACAATATAGTCTTACAAGCGGTAAAGAAAACAATAATAGAAAGCCCTTACCCACCAACAATACATGAAGTAAGAAAAAATGCAATAGAGCTAATCAATCCAACAACAAAGAAAACAGGAATAGAGGCATGGAACGAAGCAATTGGAATGATAAGCAATGGTCTTTATATGACCGAGGAACAATTTAATAATTATAGCCCAGAAGTTAAGAGATTTTTTGGAAGTGCAAATCAAGTAAAACAATTAGCAATGGTAGATATGGAAACAATAAACACAGTTACAAAAGGGCAGTTTTTAAAACAATATGAAGTATTGATAAACAGAGAAAGAGGACAAAAACTATTACCTCAACAAATGCAAGATTTTACAAAACAACTTGCAGATAGAATGAGTGTAAAACAGATAGGAGAGTGATAAACAAATGATTACAACAGAAACAAGGCAAATGAGTTTTAATGACATACAAGATAAAACAAAAATAAGATATATACAAATCTTGAATAGATTAGACAAGCCTAAAACGGCAAAGGAATTAGCAGTAGAATTATTTGATTTAAGATTTATACCAAGTACAGAAAGAAATTATACAGCACCAAGGCTAACAGAATTAGAAAAAATGGGATATGTAAAAGCAGTAGATAAAAAGAAATGCGAATACACAGGCAAAACAGTAGCAGTATATGAGAGAACACAAGCAGGATTTGAAGCAATAAATTATCAACATATTCCAAGAATTGATTAGGAGGCAATTATGCAAGATAAATGTAGTAAATGTGATAGTGAAGAACTATTTGTAGAAATACAAGGAAATAGAAGAGGCTTGTATTGTGGCAAATGTGGAAAATTGCAAAAATGGATCACAAAGCAAGAATTACAAATAGCAAAGTTTAAAGGATATATAATTTTAGGAGGTAGTTATGATAATAGTAAGTCAAGATAAAAAGAGAATAATTAACTTTAAAAACATAACTGATATAAATATTGAATTTATACATAGTGATTATGAATTAAGAGCGTCATTTATAGGCGAATGTGAAAGTTTTAATATTGGTAATTATGAGGAAGAAGAAAGAGCAAAAGAAGTATTACAAGAAATAATAAAATCTTATAGATATTATAGAACAGCTGAATGTGATGGATATACCAATGTATTACAAGAAACAGCAGTTTTTGAAATGCCAAAGGACTAGCCTATGCAACAAATAAAAAAGAATACACTATGTTATTACTGTCTAGGCTGTAACAAACAAGAAGATACAGACTATAAGCCAGTAATGAGATGTAAAAACTTTATACAGGGTATTGAAAATTGGCAAGAAAAATTAAGAGAGGAGCTAAAGAAAAGAGAAAATGAAATTTGAAGATATGTTAAATACAATAACATTAGGAGATAGTTATAAATTAATAAAAGATATTCCTGATAAAAGCATTGATTTAGTTATTATAGATCCACCTTATAATTTTCATTGTGGAACAATAAATAAAACAGGAATTTTTAAAAACAGAGAATGCGCTCCAGGCAAAGAAATCGTAAATAAAAAAATAAACAACGGATACAAATTAGATATCCTGCAGGATATTGTTAGAGTTTTGAAAAATATTAATATATTTATATGGTGCAATAAAGAACAAATAAAGGATTATCTTTTATTCTTCGAAAAATGTAATACAACATTTGAGATTCTTACATGGCATAAAACAAATCCAACACCATTGACTAAAAATACTTTTTTACCAGACACAGAATATTGTTTATATTTTAGAGAAAAAGGAAAGATATTTTTAAATGATGGTTATGACTTGAAATCAAAATATTATATATCTCAAGTAAATGTAGAAGATAAAAAGAAATATGATCATCCAACAATAAAGCCGCTAGAAATAATAAAAAAACAAATATTACATACAACACAAAAAGAAAATATAGTTTTAGATTGTTTTAGCCGGAAGTGGAACAACATGTGTTGCAGCAAAAGAATTAGGCAGACAATTTATAGGAATAGAAATAGATCCAGAATATCACAAAATTAGTTTAGATAGATTACAAGGAATATTAGCAAATGGTCAAATAAGTTTTGATACATTAGCAGAAAGGGCAAAAGATGAACAAATATAAAAACACAAAAATAGTAGTAGACAATATAAAGTTTGATAGTAATCTAGAAGCAACAAGATATAAAGAATTAAAGCTGTTAGAAAGAGCAGGGACAATAACAGACTTAGAATTACAACCTCGATTTCTGTTACAAGATAGTTTTAAGAAAAACGGAAGAACATTTAGAAAAATAGAATATGTTGCGGATTTTAAGTACATAGAAAATGGTAAAACAATAGTAGAAGATGTAAAAGGAATGCAGACAGATGTATTCAAATTAAAACATAAAATATTTGAGAAGGTTTATCCGGATTTGGAATTAAAGATTATTAAGTAGGAGGAAATATGAAAGAGATAGAAGTGCGGAGAATATGTAAGAACTAAAAATAATTATATAAGAAAAGTTATAACCGAAAGATCAAATGGATATCTTGTTGATGTAAGTTATTATAATGAAATAATTGATGATACAACATTAGGAATAATTGGAAAAGAAGATATAAAAAAACACAGCAAACAACCAATAGACTTAATAGAAGTAAAAGATGTTATTAAATATAGAATAAATAATATTTCAACGACATTAGAAACAAAAGGATATGTTGAAGGGATTGTAGATATATCAAATGAAGAAATGTTACAAAGAATAAAGAATGATAAAAACTATGAAGTATTAGAAATACTAACACATCAGCAGTATATGGCTAATTGCTATAAAGTAGGAGGAGAATAATGGGATTAGATATAAGTGTAAAAGGTTTAGACAGAAAAGATACTTACCATTGTGGATATATAACTTTTAATTTATATAGAAAAAATGTTGCAAGTGCTTATAACGAAAGGTTAGGAGAATTATACAAAAAAACATTCAAAGATGAATTGCAACCAGAAGAAATCAAAGAATGGAATAATTTATGTAATGATGATTTAGATATATTTTTATGGCATAGTGACTGTGATGGAAAATTAACACCTAAAGAATGTAAAAAAATATATGATGCAATGAAAGATTTAAAGGTAGAAATGCAAGGACACAATTACATAGAAATGAATTATTATGATATGCACCAATTATGGTTAAATATGCTTAAACATTGTTACAAACATAGAGTAAATATGTGGTTTCATTAAAGTAGGAGGAGAAGATGAATTTTGAAGATATAAAGAACATGAACAAAAAAGAATTTGAGCAATTTATGTTTAATATACAAAGCAACAATAAAAAATTTTGTGTAAGATGTGGAAATTTTACATTAGACAGAATAACTGTTTCGGTCGCAAAAAATGGAAACTCTCCACGAAAATTATGTAATATGTGCAAAGAATGTTATACAGATATGCTAGATTATTTAGGAATAAGCGATATTGAGGAGTAGGAGGAGAAGATGAATAGAGAGATAAAATTTAGAGGAAAAAGAATAGATAATCGGAGAATGGGTATATGGTTATTTATTTTTTGATTTTAATTGTGCAGATGAATATGTACCATTTATAAGCTGGAAAGATGATAGCTATTTAGGACGGCATAGGAGAAGAAGAAGTAGACATAGAAACAATAGGACAATCTACTCGGATTATACGATAAAAACGGAAAAGAAATATACGAGGGAGATATAGTAAAAATAACTGAAAAAGAAAAAATATCAAAACACAAAGTAATTTCTATGAAACCTATAATAGCAGATATAGAATGGTCAGAAGAATATTTAACATATACATTAATAACAACAAGTGTAAAAGATGCATTTGAAAGTCTTACAGATTATTTAGATGAATGTGACATTGAAGTAATAGGCAATATATACGATAATCCAGAGTTATTAGGAGGAGAATAGATATGTTAAAAATAAGAGATGATGTAAATTTAGAAGAACTTGAAAAGTTTGGATATACGAAATTTGATATAGGACTATATGAACCATATGAAATATGTGAAAAATATATAAAACCTTATTTAAGCATAAGAATAAGACCAGATGGAAATATTGTTGCTAATAATAATGATACAAATGCAATTTTAAAAGAAGAATATATACAAGATTTAATCAAAGCAGGATTAGTAGTAAAGGAGCAATAAAATGACTGATGAAGAAATTGAAAAAATTGCTAAAAAAGTATTAGAACTTCAAAAAGCAGATGGAGTAAAAACAACACAGAGTTTATTAACATTTCAAGAAGTCCAACAAAGATACCATAAAGAAATATACCAAAAATTTGGAACAACAGGTGGAATTGATAGTGCAATAAGAACAGTCGCTACATATAGTCAAGGACAGAGGTATGTTGCAAGATTAGGTGGAAAAGAGTTTGATAACGCTGTACAAGTAGCAGACAAACTATATAAATTAGTTTTGGGAGTAAAGGAGTAAATAAGATATGTTTAATACTTATAATGCAGGAGATACAAATTTAAAAATAAATGCTTGTAGTGGTGGAATATATAAAACATATAAAGAAAGTTGGTTTATAAATTTTCATCTAGATAGTACTTTATCTAATAAAATATTGAGAAAAGAAGGGTGTTATTATAGACCTGGATATGGATATTCTACAAGTGAATATGATTTGGTCGATAGAGGCAATAAAGGGTTAGAAAAAGTAAAAGAAGTTGAAATACTACAAATGATTATTTGTGGAGATAAAGAAGTGATTGCAGAAGTAATTTTAAAAGAAGATTTTGAAAAATATTTTGAGAGGAGTAAATAAGATATGAAATATAAGTACTTTTTATTAGCTTTACAATGTAATAGATTATATAGTAATTTTATGAAAAGTTGCGGTTTACGGAATAGAGTCGGTTGGTGTTAATGTTTTAATATCTTTTGTAACAGATAAAGAGCCAACAAAAGAGAATATAGAAAAAATTGAAAAACTATTAGAAAGTTCTAAAGAAGAGAAAAGCTTATCAAGTTATTATGCAACTGTAAAATTTATTAGAGCAGAAGTCTTATTAGGAGAGGAGTAAATTTAATGCAATTATTTGAAGATTTAATAAAATGTAAAGACTGTATGAATAATATAAATAACAAGTGTATGTTATATCCAGGAAAAGATGTAAAAGAAGAAAATACAGGTTGTTATGTAGGAATAGATAGAAATAATAAACAAAAGATATTGGGAGGTGTTTTAAGCGGAAGAATGTAATTTTATACAAAAAGATGATTATGATTATATTATATATGAGTGCAGTAATTGTAAAGAAGAGTGGTACTTTGAATATGGAACACCAGAAGATAATAGTTATAATTATTGCCCTAAATGTGGAGCAAAAATAGCAAAAGTTATTGAACTAGAAGAGGAGGAGCTTTAAGTGAAAGAAAATAGTGATGGTAACGACACAAATGTCGGTAGCATAGGAAATAGTATAGAAGAAGATATCAAAATATTAGAAGAATTTAAAACAAATGGGTATAGTATATTACTAATGAAATATGGAGATAGGATTAAAACAAATTTTAAATTAGCAAAAGCAATAGAAAATATTTTATCGGCATATAAAAGAGTATTAAAAGAGAATGAGAGATACAAAAAAAGCGATTATGAAACAATATGTTTAGAGAATAATGAGTTAAGAGAAATAACAGACAGAATACAAAGTGAATACAAAGATTTGCTGAAAGATAATTTTAAATTAAAAAATGAATTAGAAACAAAACGAAAAGAATATCAAGAAACATACAAAGACGTTAGAGAAGAGCTTAAAGAATTAAGAAAAGAGAATGAAGAATTAAGAGCAAAATGGGATAAAGATACACATATATTACAAAATAAATTAGATTATGCAAATGCAGATAGAATTGACTTAGCACAGCAGAATAAAGAATTAAGAAAAGAAAATGAAGAATTAAAAAACAAGTTAAGTTTAAAACAATTTGATGTAAATATTGTTTATAACGACTATTTGGAAAAATTAAATGAATACGAGAGAAATACTATTCCAATTCAAAAAGTAAAAGACAAAATAGAAGAATTAGATAAAAAAGTTAAAGATTATCAATGCGTAGAAAATAGAATTAATCTTTATCAAAGAAAAGTTTTACAAGAACTATTAAAAGAAAGTGAGGAATAAATGAACGAGGAATTATTAAAATCATATGAAGAGTTAAAAAGAAATAGGAATATAATAAACACAATAGAACCTGATTTTTTCTTTGAAATAGTGGATTGTTTATTAAAAGATAATGAAGAATTAAAAAAAGATTACTATAATGTAATAAATAAAATAGAAAATAAAATAGATATATTGGATATAGCAATATCAGAATGTATATATATAGACGATGACGACAAAGCATACAAAAAAGCAGTTAAAAAAGACAAGTTATGTTTATTGAATCAAAAAAGAGCCTTGCAAGAACTACTGGAAGGGAGAGAATAAAATGAGTGAAGAAGAATATAAAGTTGAGGTAATGTTGACTATAGATGATTTAAAATTGTTAAGAGATAGCTTAAAAGGAACATTAGTAAGAGAAAATTCAATGAATTTTGAATATTTAAAAAAGATAACAGAGTTAGGCTATTTTATTGAAGAAGTAATAAAACAATAAAATGGAGGTTAATCTATGGGAAAAGAAGATACGATAGAAATGGTAATAATTAAGAACGATACTATAATAAAGAAGAAATTCAGTGTTATAGACGAGGTAATAAGTTTTAATTTAGGGAATTTCTTTATAGCACTACGAAAAGAAGATCTTAGAAAATTAATATGAGGAGGTACAAATGAAATTAAGTAAAGAAGATTACAGAGAAGCAAAGAGTTGTTTAAAAAGATACAATTACAATTGCATAACAATAATGAATATTAAATTGGATATAATGGGACTAAATTCATCAGTACTCGATGGCATGCCAAAAGCACCATATAAAGTAACAGACAAGGTATTAAACAGTGTGATACTTTTACAAGAAGATAAAAAATTACAGAAATGCACAAAAGAATATAAAGCAGTGGTACAATCATTACAACTTGTTGATAATTTAGCAAATAAGATTTTTGAGGAAGAGTTTGTGAAGCGGAAATGATAATAAATGGAATGTTATAGATAAGTTACACATAAGCTTAGAGACATATAAGAGAAGAAAGAGAAAACTAATTTATACGGTACACGAAGAATTAAAAAAGTAACACCAAACTTACAGCCATAATGGTTGTAAGTTTTTAAAAAAAATTTTAATAAAACTATTGACATACGTAATAATACGTAGTATAATTATATACAGAAGGGAGGAAAATAGATGCGTGCAAGAGAACTGATAAGATTGTTAGAAGACAACGGTTGGTATAAAGTTTCTCAAAATCGGTTCTCACTTAAAAATGAAAAAACGGACAACAAGTTGAAATAATACCAGTACATAGAAAAGATATACCAATCGGAACAGTAAATACAATCTTGAAAAGGACAGGGCTGAAATAAGCCCTTCCATATACATAGTATTTTATTTTTGGGCATGCACTCCTTTCTAAAATGAAGAAGGTGGTTGAGAATGAAAAAGAAAGTTTATCCTGCTATTTTTAAATTTGATAAGACTGAAAATTGTTATTTAATTGATTTTATTGACCTGAAGGGTTGTAGTACTTTTGGGAAAAGTATAGAAGAAGCGTTTAGTATGGCTCAAGAAGCAATGGGATTATATTTGGAAGACTGTAAAGATTATCCTATAGCTACACAAGAATTAAATAAGGTAAAATTAAATGAAGATGAATTTATAGCATTAATAGATATAGATATGGAGGAGTATTATAAAAAGCATAGCAATAAAGCAATAAAAAAGACATTAAGTATTCCAGAGTGGCTAAATGTTGAAGCGGAAAAGAAAAATATAAACTTCTCACAAGTATTACAAGAAGCTTTGAAAATAAAGATAGAAGAACTTGATTAATATAAAAATATTTGTTATAATATAAATAGCACGTATCTATTATTTCTATAATAGAGACTGAGAGTGGGAAAAATAAAGAAACCTACTCTCTTTTTTTTTATTATAAAAAAATGACCCTTTTTTGACCTTTTTTGTTAAAAAAACGTGTTATAATATTAATATCAAGAAAAATAAATATAAACTTTTGCAAGAGTTTTGCGGCGAACGCAAGGCTCTTTTTTAGTGGAGAAGTAATGAATTTGGAAAGGTGTATAAGAACACAATGCAAGATGTGCAGATTTTATAATAAGTGTTTTAAGAAGAAAAATGAAAAAAAGAAGAAAAAAAAGGAAATCTTATAATTGGGAATTTGAAATAGCAAGAGGAAATACAGATAAGTTTTATAATTCTACAGACTTTGATATAGCGAGAGAAAAAGTTCTAGAAAGAGATAAAGGGAAATGTCAATTTTTTTTAGGTAAATGGAATGATGGCAAACATTTTCCAAATAAAATCAAAATAATAAAAGCAGAAATAGTACATCATATTATACCAATTAAACAAAGACCTGATTTAGCATTAGATATTAATAATATGGTAAGTTTAAGTTTTGAAGCACATGAGATTATAGAAGATAGAAATAGATTTAAATATAGAAAAAGAAAAAGAATTACGCAAGAAAGGTGGTAACTATGAAGCTAGAACATTTAATGCAGACATATAAGATTAATGAAATAGAAGCGGAACTAAAAGAAGAAACCGAAGCAACAGACATAAATGGCAATAAAGAAAGAGCTGGAGTAATTAGCTTTGGCAACGGAATATCTGCAAGTTATTTGTTAGATGATGAAGAAATAGTAGTAGCAATGAAAATATTCTTTAATTGCTTGGCAAGAAATAGTTTTAAAGTTGATGCACAAATAAGTCATGTAATTAAAGTTATAACAATTATGCAAAATACAATAATGTTATTATCTAATATATCTCAAAAAGAATGTAATATGATATTACAAAGTTTAGGATTATTTGACAATACATTTACACAAGGAAAACAAATACAACACTTAGACCATACTTACAAGATAGAAATAATAGATGGATTATTATGTTTAAGTATAAATGAAAAAGAGGAGGAAAGATAGTGAAGAAGTAACATTAGATACAATAGAAGATGAAGTGATGGATATAAATATAATAGAAATAATATCAACAAACCAATATGCAGATGGGAAACCAATACAATCAAAAATAGAATATAAATATAAAGAAATTTAGAAGCGGAACACCCCCGTCAAAATCTCGGACTAAAACGAGCTTAAGGAGAGCGGGTGTGTGGTCAAAACTGTTTAATTTTTTAAATTATATCACGTGAAAGGGGGTATAATATGGCGAACACTAAGGAAAATGATGAAATAAAACAAATAAGAGAAGATTTATTAAATCAATTAATAGAACAAAACAAATTTGGAAAACATTTTGAGAGTTTGGTTGAGGACTATATAAACTTTGAGAAGTTAAAAAGAAAAATGCAAGTAGATATTAATAAGAATGGGCTCCGAATAGAGGTTATGACTGGAAATGGATTCGTAACTGAGAAAAAAAATGACAATGTTTTAGATATTCTGAAAGTAAATGGCCAGCAACTAAAAATTTTACAAGATTTAGATTTAAAAGCTCCATCACAAACACCGAAAGAAGGTGGAGGAGATGATTTACTGTAAAGAAATAAATGAATATATAAAATTTGTTGAAGATAATCCAAACGAAACAGATGATGAAATTAAATTGTTAATTAAAAATATTGTAAAACCAACATTGTCGAGAGATGATGTTTTTTTTGATGAAGAAACTTTCAAAAAAGCAATACTATATTGTGAAAAATGGTATTATAAATTATTTCCTTATCAAAAATTTGCTTATGCTTTATTTTTTATGTATGACAAGAACAATTTGGATATAGTTATCTTTCCAGACATCTTAATATTAATGGCTAGAGGAAATGGAAAAGATGGAATGATAATGCCATTAGCAAACTTTTTGCAGACTCATTATTATGGAATTAAGAATTATCACATTGATATTGTCGCAACGTCAGAAGAACAGGCTTTAAATTCATTTAATGTTGTTTACAACATGTTAGAAGACAATAAAGAAACAATGAGAAAATACTTCTATTGGAACAAGACAGAAGTAATTAATAAAATAACTCATTCTATATTAAGATATAACACAGCAAATGCTAAGACAAAAGATGGTAAGCAAACAGGAATGATTATATTTAACGAATATCATGCGTATGAAGATTATAAACAAATTAATGTATACAGCTCTGGATTAGGAAAAATTAAACATGCAAGAACCGTTACAATTACAACAAATGGACAGGTAAGGGAAGGCCCACTTGATGAAAAAATAGCTTTAGCAAACAATGTATTAAATGGTGAACAAAATTTTTTAGGATTATTACCAATTATATACAAAATAAGGGACAAGAAAACAGTTGATGAACCAATGAAAAAATTTTTAGAAACTGGACAGAAAGAAGATATAGATATAACTGCTTGGGTCCAAGCTAATCCTAGTTTAAGATTTATGCCTGTTTTAGAAAATGAAATTATTAAAGATTATTTGAAAATGCAAAAGCAAAAATCATACAGAGTAGAATTTTATTCGAAAAGGATGAATTTGCCACAACAAGATAATGAAGAAACTGTTGTTGAGTGGGAGCTAATTTTGAAAGCATCTTATATTGATGAGGAAAAAGAAATTGAAAGACCAACAGGAGAAATAAAAGGAAGAACAGCAATAGTAGGAATTGACTTTGCATCATTAAATGACTTTGCAAGTGCAGGCTTTCTATTTAAAAGAGATGGAGAATATATTTGGAGACAAAGAACTTGGATTTGTTCTAAAAATAAATTCTATAATGATATTAAATTTCCTTTCCAAAATATTGGACAGGATGGATTTAATGATTTTGAAATAACAAACAAAGAAAGTATAGACGCAAGAGAAATGATAATGTGGATTTTATCAGAAATGAGTAAATATAATGTTAAAAAAATTGTATTAGATACATATAGATACAAATTATTAGAACAAATTTTTAAAGAAATGGGAGTATCAGTTGAAACAAAAGATAATCCTTATGGATTGGTAAGAATGATAAGATATCCTGCAAGTATTGCAGCAATAGTTGCTCCTCGTATTGAAGTTGCTTTTGCAGAAGGTAAAATAAATATAGGAAATAGCTCAATTATGAGGTGGGCAATAAATAATACTTGTGTAAAAACAGGAAAAGATGGAAACAAAAAATATGAAAAAATAGAACCCAAATTAAGGAAGAATGATCCTTTTATGGCTTTTGTGGCAGCAATGAGTGTTCAGGAACTTTTAGATGAAGAAATTATTTATGTTTAGGTGGTGAAGCAATGTTTCTAGATAAAATATTTAAAAATGACAAAGGAGAATATGTAGATATATTAGATGTACTGTTTGGAAAAAACGATTTAGAAAATTATATATATACAATAGCAGAGGCTCATGCAATAGATTTAATAGCAAGCACTATTGCTAAAACAGAGATACAAACTTTTGAAATGAAAAAAAATAAAATTGAAGAAAGTAGAGGAAATTTGTATTGGACCTTAAATATACAGCCTAATTTTAATGAAAATGGAACAAGTTTTTTATATAAATTAGTTTGTAAATTGTTAGTTGATAGTTCAGCACTTGTTTTAATAAATGGCTCTAACAACGAGTATTTATATGTTGCAGATAGATTTAGTATTAGCGATAAAGTTCTAAAGGAAAAAGTATTTACAGATATAATGATATCAGATGCAGAAGGAAATTCTATAAGTGCTACAAAGAAATACACAACAGATAACACTATTTACTTTTGTCTAAACAATAATTTGCTAAGAACAGCAGGTGAAAATTTTAAACGAAATACAGGAAAAATACTGAAAGCAGCACAAGGTAGCTTTATAAAAGCAAATACAGGAAAATGGAAATTGAAAAAGCCTGGTGGACAACCAATGTTAATGGATGCAGCAACTGGACAACAATTAGATTTGAAAGATTATAAAGAAAGAATAACAGATGGGTTATTTAAAGAAGATGATGCAGTTATATTGCTATCTGAAATGTTCGATTTAACAAATTTGAATCAAAACAAGGAAAAAAATCTAACGGATTTTGAAAATACATTCTTGAGAATAAGCAAAACAGTAGCTCAAAAATGGAAAATCCCATTTGATGTTTTTTTTGGCGATTTTACAGACAAATCAAATGGCTTGAATAATTTTATAACTTTTGCAGTGGATTTGTATTATGAACTAATAGAAGACGGTTTCAATATATCTCTTGTAGGAAAACAAAGTTATTTAAAAGGTGAATATGTAAAATTTGACAGAAGTACAATTTCTCATAGAGATGTTTTAGATTGCGGAACTGGCATTGATAAACTGACAGCAAATAAATTTAGCAGAAATGAAATAAATAAGTTTTTAAGATTACCTTATATAGATGAGGATTGGGCAAATGAACACGCCCTTACAAAAAATTATGAAAATGTGAAGGGAGGTGCAGGAAGTGAAGAATAAATTTTACAGTTTTAAAAAAGAAAGCGAGAATAGTGCAAGTGTTTATATTTATGGAGATATAACATCTTATGAATGGTTTGAAAATGATGTTTCGGCTTGGGGGTTTAAAAAAGAACTTGAGGAACTGGGAGAAATGTCAGAATTAAATGTTCATATAAATTCTTGTGGAGGGGAAACATTTCAAGCTTTAGCAATTTATAATTTATTAAAGAGCTTAAAAGCACAAATTAATGTATATATAGATGGAATTGCTGCTTCATCAGCATCTATTATTGCTATGGCTGGAAATAAAGTATATATGCCAAAAACATCATTAATGATGATACATAATTGCTGGACTTATGTTCTAGGAAATGCAGAGGAATTAAGAAAAACTGCAGATGATATGGACAAAGTTAAAGAGGCTTATAAAGCAGCATATTTGTCTAAAATTAAAATTACAGAAGAAGAACTAGAAAAATTATTGTCTGATGAAACTTATTTGACAGCCCAAGAATGTTTAGATAAGGGATTTGCAGATGAATTAATAGAAACAGAAGAAGATAATACCATTAATCAATATGCTAATAAAGCTATATTCAATCTTGTTAGTAAAATAAAGAAACAAGATAAAAAACAAAAAGTTGAACTTAATGGAGAAACAATAAAAGAAATATCAGAAAATGTTGCTAATAGCATAGTTCAAAGCCTAACTAAAGAAGGCGAAAAAACTAAAGAGCTATTAGATACACGTCAAGAAAAACCGATTAAAGAAGATGCATGGGCATCTTTTTTTAATACAAAAAATTAAAAAAAGGTAGGTAAAAAATTATGAAAATTAATGAAACAAAAATGAAACAAGCTAGAGAAGATGCTTTAAAAATTCTTCAAGAAACAGAGGACAAATCACAAGCAGTTATTGAAGCTATGGACAAAATTGTGTCAGTTCAATATGAAGATTTAATATCAGAAATTCAAGAACAAGCAAACAAAGCAGAAAGTGATGCTAATTATGCAAAAACATTAGGCTTAAGAAAATTATCAAAAGAAGAAAAAGATTTTTATACAGCTTTAAAAGATGTAAAACAAGCAATAACAGCTAAACAAATTGATATACTTCCAACCTCAATCATTGATGTGACAATGGAAGACGTTAAAAAAGATAGCGGAATATTATCAGACGTAAACTTTGCTCCAGCAGATGTTAAAAAATGGATTGTCGCAGAAAAAAGCGGTACGTATGCATGGGGTGCATTAACTGACAGCATTACTGGAGAATTAAGTGCAGAATTTGAAACATTAAATATGGATGGAAACAAACTTTCAGTTTATTTAGTAATACCAAAAGGAATCAGCGACTTATCGTTGCCATTTGTAGATAAATATTTTACAGCTATACTAAAAGAAGCTTTAAATGATGGATTAGAATATGGATATTTACAAGGAAATGGGGTAAAACAACCTATAGGAATTTATAAACAAATTTCTGCAGCAAATTCAGATAAAACACAAAAAGATAAAACAGTTAATACAACATTAACTAACTTTACTCCAAAGGGACTAGCACCTGCAAAAAAATACTTATCAAGAGATGGTAAGAGGACATTTGATAAATTAGTTTTAATTTGCCATCCAAACGATGAAGCAGATTATGTTGCACCTGCAATATATGATGCTGAAGGAAGAATGATAAGCTCATACAAAAACCTTATTGTTAAAAGCTCTGCCAATAATCCAGAAGGAAAAGCAGCATTAGTAATTCCTAAAAAATACACAATGGGATTAACAAACTTTGGAATAAAAAATTATGAAGAAGTAAAAGCACTAGATGATGCTGATGTTGTTATAGGAAAAGGATATGCAAATGGTAGGGCAACAGATGATAACACAGCTTTTGTTTTTGATGTAACAAAATTGGAGGAATATGTTGCTCCTGTAAAAGTTATTGGAACTGTAGAAACAAGTGTAAAGGGAACAGTAACAACAAATACTGAAACAGCAGGAGCTTAGATATAAGCTCCTGAATATAAATAGGAGGAATAAAAAATGGTTTATAAAGTAATTGAGAAATTTAAAGATCTAAAAGACAATGACCATATTTATGAGGTGAATGACATTTATCCTAGAAAAGATATTAAACTTGAAGACATACCTCAAAAAAGAATTAAAGAATTGACAACTACGAAAAATAAAATAGGCAAAATTCTAATTGAAAAAATTAAGGAGGAACCTGATGAAAAAATAGAAGAATAGAGAGGTGTATAATGAACAATACACAAATTGAAAAATTAATTAAGGAAATTAGATCAGAGCAACATGTTTCGCCAAATGAAGAAGATGAGGTTATAGAAAAGCTAATAAAAGAAGCTGAATTTGATATTAATAGTAAATCTGGAGCTAAAATTGATTATGCTGCAGATTTAACAGCAAGAGGCTTGTTAAAGAATTATGTAATGTATAGAAGATTTGGTAGAATTGCTGAATTTAAACAGTTATACGCAGGAGATTATGCTGACTTACAAGCAAAATATTACAAGCCTTCCGACATATAATGATGGAAAACTTAAGCTTTTTGCTATAAAACAAACCCAAAATACTTATCCTGTTGAATATTTAAAAAATATGAAGAAGGAAGTATGGTTTGAAGAATTATCAATATCAGACAAACTTCGTTTTGAAAGCGAAGAAAGAAAAAGAAAGCTCTCTTTAAAAATTAGAATACCTCAAATGAAAGAAATAACCTCTTTAAATGTTGTAAAAATAGGCAATGAATATCACAAAGTTTTTAATGCCTATCACTTTACTAATAATGATGGATTTAAGCAGACAGATTTAACTCTTGAGGAATATCCAAGAGTAAAATTGGAGGAAGATTTATGACAAAAAAAGAATTAGTTGAATTACTAGAAAAATTAAAGATCCCTAAAAAAGAAGGAACGCCGACCGATGAAATTATGGAAGACGAAGTTAGAGTTTGTTTTTGGGATTATTATTGGGAAGACCAAACGGCAAGTGGAAAAGATTATAATACTGTAGTTACTTATCAGATTTCTATAATAGCTGACAGACCAAGACATACGAAACTTTTGGAACTAAAGCATTTATTGAATGATATAGAGCTATTTCCTGCGATACAACACGAATATGATCCAGAAAGAAGGCGTTGGCATTCATTTTTCTCACTAGAGGTATTAGAAAATGTCTAATGAAGTTTACGGATATAGTGGATTTGAGGCAATGTCTGAAATTTTGAAAAAATATATAGATGGTGCAGACAATGCAGTAGATGTATTAGAGACAGGTGCTAAAGAATTTGTTGGTGATTTGTTAAAACTTCCCAAACCAATTTCAAAAATTAGAAAATCAGGCTACACACACTTAATTAAGTGCTTTGCATATAAAAAGAAAAACAAAGAAGTAGAGGCAGGATGGGGCAAATATTATGGCCCAATACTTGAGCATGGAAGTGTAAAAATGAATGCTCAAGAACATCTATACCCAGTATGGGATAGAAATAAAGAAAAGTATTATAAAAAAATGCTTACCAAGTTAGGAATAAAAACTTGGTAATTTTTTATTAAAAGGAGGATTTTAAAATGGCAATTAATACAAAAAAACCTATGGTAAAAGAAACAGTAGGTGCATTATACTATGCATTCAATACACCAGATGCTTCTGGCAATTTCACAACAACATATGAAGAAAATGTTACAAAAAGCAATGTAGTAAAAAATATAGGAACTACAGAAAACTCTGAGGTAGCTGTGGTTAGAGCTTCAGGACAAGACTATACAACTGTAAATCAAAACGAAAGTATAGAGATGGCAGTAGAAGTAGTTGCTTTTGACCCAGAAGATTTAGCAAAAATGAGAGGAGATGTTATAGGTACAGCAGGATTAAACCGTTCTGGAAGAACAGCCACAAGACCTTTCTTTGCATTTGGAAAAGTTGTAAAAAAACTAGAAGGAAAATTTGAATTAGCTTGGTACCCTAAATGCCAATTAGTAGAAAATACAGATGATATCGCAACAAAAGAAGAGAGCTTTTCAGAGCAAAATGATACAGTAACTATAAAAGCTTATGCATATAATGACTTAGGAGATAAAAAAACATATGTAAACAATGAAATGTCAAAATTCCCAGAAGGATTAACAGAAGAACTATTCTTTGCAAAGCCAATCCTAGACGATGCAGGATTAGCTGCAGCAATTACACCAGGAACTTAAAAAAAACAAGGCTCTAAAATTGATTTAGAGCCTTTTCTAAAATTATTTAATATAAGAATATAGGAGAAAAATATGGAAATAGAATTAAAAAATGGAGAAAACCTAACTTTAGAAGTAACACCACTTTTATTAGAATATATCGAAGATTATGAAGGTGGAATTGAACAATTAAAAAAAGATGCACAAGGTAATAAAGATAAAAATGGTTATACAAAATCAATGTATGCGACAAATCATATTTTATATTCAATTATAGCATCTAATTATGATGAACCATTAACATATAGACAAGCGGTGAGACTTGTGAAATTAGAAGATGTAGAGCTAATAGTTGATTTTGTGATAAAAAACACACCAGAAGTTTCTAAAACAAGTAATATAAATAATTCTAAACATCGTTTGTAGAAAAATGTCGAAAATTGCGACACATTTTTCTTGTAATATTTTGCTACAAAAGGTAAAATGTAATATAGTATAAATGGTAAATTAGACAACAAGTAGAATATTAAAAAACAATGAGTATCAAACAATAATGAAGTAAGCTTTTGCAGAAGGTTGAACAGCTTGTAAAGTTTGCCACTAGGAGATGAACAAGGATGAATAATAATAACATAGAATCTAAATACAAGATAATAGGATTTATTGCATTTATTATAATTTGCATTGTATTATACTTTTGCATATTTGGCTCTAATAATAAAGAAAATAATACAAGTAAAGAACCAGACGAAATAGAATTAATGACTTATGCTCAAATGGTCTTAGAAGATAATTTATATAAACCAGACTATTCAAGTTATAAAGGAGATTACGAATTTATAAAAACAGGATTAAGATATAAAATAGAAGGAAAGGTAAATGACGAAAAGTTCTGGATGATTATAGAATTTGTAGATGAAACATATGAAGAATATGATTTGATATCACTACAAATTGGAAATAATAAAATATATTAATAAAAAACATTTGCAAATGCAGGTATTTTTTTATTTAGCATCAGATTTACTCTGGTGCTTTTATTATGCTTAAAAAGAGGTAAAAAAAAGTGGGAAGTAATGATTTAAAAAGAGTAGGGCTTATATTTACAGAAGAAGGAGCAAAAGATTTTAAGAAAACTCTTCAAGATATAAATATAGAAATGAACAAGAATTATAATCAATTTAAGCTAACACAATCACAATGGGATAATTCTACTAAATCAACAGAGAAATTAAAAGCACAACAAGAATATTTAACTAATGCTTATGAGATTCAGTCAGATAAAGTAAATGTTTTAAAAATGCAATTAGCTGATTTAGAAAATGCAGAAAATAAAAATACAACAGCTATAAAAAAGAAACAAAATGAATTAACTAATGCAGAAATTAAACTGAAAAATTATGAGAGTAAATTAAAAGATGTTCAAACACAACTTACAAATACAGGTAAAAAACTTGAAGAATGGGGAGAAAAAGTTGAAAAATTAGGAAAGAAAACAGAAAACGCAGGCAAGAAGTTGTCTGCGTTTTCTGCTGCAAGTATATCAGCCTTAACTCTAAGTGCTAAGAGTGCAATAGATTTTGAAGATGCTTTTGCAGGAGTAGAAAAGACAGTTGATGGAACGAAAGAACAGATGGAAGAATTAAAACAGGGCATTAGGGGCATGGCAAAAGAAATGCCTTCTTCTACAACAGAGATAGCGGCAGTAGCAGAAGCAGCAGGACAGTTAGGAATAAAGACAGAAAACATATTAGATTTTTCAAAAGCAATGATAGATCTAGGAAATTCCACAAATCTTACTGCTGATGAGGCTGCTTCACAGCTTGCAAAATTCGCAAATATAACTCAAATGTCACAAAAAGACTTTGACAAATTAGGATCAACAATTGTTGATTTGGGTAACAAATATGCAACAACAGAAGCGGATATTGTAAGTATGGCCATGAGGTTAGCAGGTGCAGGGAAACAAGTTGGTTTCTCAGAAGCGGAAATTTTAGGGTTGGCAACAGCATTGAGTTCAGTTGGAATAGAAGCAGAGATGGGTGGTTCAGCAATTTCTAAGGCAATGGTAAAAATGCAAAATGCTGTTGAACAAGGTGGCAAAAAGTTAGATACAGTACTAAAAAAAACAGGAATGACATTAAGAGAATTAGAATTGATGTCTGCAAATGATTCGATGGGCTTTAAAGAATTGTCACAAAGTATTGGGATGACAAGCACAGAATTAAAACAATTGATAACAGCAGGAACAAATCTTGAAGACTTTGCAAAAGTTTCAGGAATGACAACAGAGCAATTTAAAAAAGCATGGAAAGAAGATGCTGCAGGTGCACTATCAGAGTTCATTAAAGGCTTAGGAGATGCTAAAAACAAAGGCGAAAGCGCAATTACAATGCTTTCTGAAATGGGGCTAACTGAAGTTAGATTAAGAGATTCTTTGTTGCGTGCAGCAAATGCTGGGACCCTGTTTAATGATGCAATAAATACAGGAACACAAGCATGGAAGAATAATACAGCATTAACAAATGAAGCAAATAAAAGATATGATACTCTAAAAAGTAAAATAAAAATAGCAATTAATAAATTAAAAGATATGGCTATTACTCTCGGAAACAAACTAATGCCAAGTATTGAAAAAGTAATAGAAGGACTTGGAAAATGGATTGATAAGTTTAGTACATTGTCAGATAAGCAAGTGAATATGATAGTAAAAATAGGACTTATTGTTGCGGCAATAGGACCTTTGGTTGCGATAATTGGAAAAGTAACATTAGCAATAGGCGGAACAGTAAAAGGAATAGGAACTTTTACTCAAGCAATAGGAGTAGCAAGAGGCAAAATAACATCTACATCTGAAGCAGTTAATGGATTGGCAAAAGTGTTTACTGTAGTAACGAGCCCAGTGGGATTAGCATGTACAGCAATAGGACTAGCTGTTGCGGGGATTGCTATTGCTGTTAATGAAAGTCAAAAGAAAACTAAGGAAGCTTTCGAAAATATGAGCGAAGGGGTATCAGATTTTTATAATGGTTTAAAGAGTGCGGAGGGATATTTAGAAAGTTTTAATACAACGATGTTTGCAACTAATGAAGAACAACAAAAATTACAAACGCAAATGGATGAAGTGCAAAAAGGAATAACTGATATTTGCAAAACTGCATCAGATGAACGTAGAGGGTATACACAAGAAGAAATAACTCAATTAGATGAATATTTTAAAAAATTGAGAGAGCTAAAGGACAGAGAGATACAAATTCAACAACAAATTGCAGGAGCTATAACTCAACAAGCAGTAACAAATGCAGAAACTTTTCAAGGCAGTTTAGATGAGTACAAAGTACAATCACAAGAATGGATTGCAACAGCACAAAAACAGTCAGAACAAACAAAACAACTTATAGAGCAAGGAACAATAGAAGAAGTTGCTTTATTAAATCAAAAATATGGAGAACAAGCAACAATGCAAAATGAGGCTTATGCTACTGAATATAATAATATAATGGCACAAAAACAAGCAAAAATAGATGTAGCAAATGCAGAAGTAGCAGAAGTATTAGAAGCATATACAAAAGGATATGCTGAAAGAGCAAACCAAGATGGCGATTTCGCAGAACATATAAAACATTATAACTGGGAACAAGAGCAAGAGGAGAATAGACATAATGAGACAATAAATAGCATACAGAATAATAAGCTTTTGAATACATATAATAAAAACAAGGCTATACAAGCTGAAAATTATAGGCATACAGACGAAGAAAAAAGAATTTGGGAAAAAATGTATAAAAACATGTCTAAAAGTGAGGCAGAACAACTAGGAGTTTGGCTTGCCATGTTGTCGAATACAGAAGTGTATGGTGGGGATATATCTAAAGAAAATCAAAAAATGGTTGATACTATAATGAAAAGTTATAGTGTTATGCCAAAAGACACAAAAGATGCAATGAAAAATGCAATGAAACCGATGCTCGAAGAAATGAAAAAAAGCGAGCCTTCTTTATTTACAAAAGCGCAAGGAATTGCAGATGGAATATTGAACCGATTAAGAAAAGCTTTTGATATTCATTCTCCGTCAAGGAAAACAAGAGCAATATTTAAAAATGTGATGAAGCGGAATGGAAAAAGGAATAGAAACAGAAGAAAGTAATTTATACAAGCAAACGGATAAAGTAGCTGAGCATGTATTGGATTCTCTGGATTCAATTAATTCTGATGTTAATCTTAAATTCAAACGTACTGGAGATCTTAGCGCGAATATAGACTATAATAAATTATTTAATATATTGTATTCTGCTTTCATTAAAGCGTTAAATTCTTGTAAATTAACATTAGATGAAGATGGTTTTGCAAGGATAGTTAAAAATGAATTATACGAGGTGCTATAATGTTTAAATTTAAAGGAATATCAAATACAGATATGCAAGTTGTAATTGAAGAAGAAGAACATTTCTTAGCTAAAGCTTCACAGAAATATGAAGTTACAGAAATAGAAGGAAGAGATGGTGCTATTTTTGATGAATTAGGTTATTCTTATATTGAAAGACCTATTTATGTGCAATGTTTGAATCCTAACAAACTTGACGATATCCTTGCGTGGCTAGATGGTGAGGGAGAGTTAGAATATAAAGGAAGAAAAACGAAAGCAAGATTTTATGCGGAATTAGAACCAAAAAGGACAGCAGGAATCAAAATTATTGATACTAATTTTATCAGAGCTCCATTTTGGGAGAAAGCTGATGATAATTATATAGTAGTTACAAATAATGTTCAAAACGGAGGAAATAAAACAAGCAGACCTATAATAAGAATTGAAAAAGGTTCAAGTGATAGTATTGAATTAACTTTAGGTGGTGTTAGGTTTAAATATACGTTTAGCGAAAATGATACTTATGTAGAAATAGATTGTGAAGAAAAAACAGTTGTATATGAAGGCCTTAATAGAAGCAGAAATCTTGAAATAGGATACAAATACCCAAAATTAGAAGTAGGAAACAATGCAATCGTAATACATAGTGGCTCAGCTACTGTCAAAATAAAAAGAAAGGACAGATGGCTATGATTAAAATATTTAATGCAACTGATACAGATTTTAAAACAGCAGGAAACATTATTATTAATCCTTTATATTGTCATGAAATTAAGAAAAAGTCTTTAAATGGATGGTATATTGAAGTAGAAATCCCAATTAAATATAAAGAGTATATAGAAGCCGATAAGCTATGTGTAGTAAAAACAAAATCTAAATTAAAACCACAAGCATTTAGAATAAATGATAGCATAACATATACGAATAGAAAAATAAAATTCACAGCTGAACATGTAATGTTTGATAGTAGAAGATATGTACTTTTAGATGTAAGACCAACTAATTTAAATGGCCAGAATGGGTTAAAATATGTTAATGAAAGGACTGATAAAACCAGTCCTTTTTCTATTGACTCAAATGTTGAAAACGTAAATACAGCATATTTCATAAGAAAGACTTTATTAGAATCTTGGCAAGTATTTGAAGAACGATGGGGAGGAGTATTTGAAGCAGACAACTGGGATATTAGTTTTAAACAAAGCATAGGAAAAGATAATGGCGAAACTATTGTTTACGGTAAAAATATGCAGGGATTCGAGATCTTTGAGGACTGGTCTAATGTATGCACAAAAATTTTACCAGTTGGATATGATGGACTTTTATTGCCTGAAATATATTTAGAAAGCGAAACACAATACGAAATATCGTATACAAAAATAGTAGATTTTCAAACAGATTTAGAAGCAGAAGAACAAACAGAAACTAATTTATTGTTAGAGTTAAGAAACAATGCAAGCAAATATTTAGAAGAAAATTGTGTTCCTAAAGTTAGTTATACAGTAAATTCAAATGTAAATAATGATTTAGAAATTGGGGACACAATAAAAGTTTTACATCCTTTTGTAAATATTTTTACAGAGGTTTTAGAGTATGAATATGATTTGATTTCTGAAAAAGTGAAGTCATTGACTTTTGGAAATTACACAAGAGATGTCAAAACAAAATTTAACAATATAAAAAATACTATTGAAACAATTAAACAAACAGTATCAAAACAAGAGATAACTATAAAAAAACAAACAAATTTGATTAATTCTCTAAATAAAAATGGATATGTTTATATAGATGATAATGAAATTTTAATACTAGATAAACTTCCGAAAGAACAGGCTAAAAATGTCTGGAGGTTTGGATTAGGAGGTATAGGATTTAGTTCAAAAGGATATGAAGGACCTTTTGAAACAGCTATTACAATGGATGGGCAAATAAATGCTAAATTTATTACAACAGGGACAATGGCTGTAGCAAGAATAGAGGGTTTGGCTAACTTTATAACTGAAACGAGTTCGTCAATAACCAAAATTGAATTAGAACAAGGAAGAATAACCAGTAAAGTATCATCAGTAGAGCAATCAGTAGAGAACATAACAAAAATAGAAGGTACAGCAGAAGGAAAGAACATATATATAGATGATGCATCTGCGGAACCATTAATAGATATAATGCTAGAGGGCGAGAGCCACCAGGCAACGAGGAGTGGGAAGAACTTACTTGATAATACTGCGACGACAAAAATATCAAACGGAATAACATTTACTGTGAATAGCGATAAAACAGTAAATGTTAATGGTACAAATGATACCTCTGCTAACAGCAGTTTGATTATCAATAGATATGATTTAAGCCCAGGAACATATATTCTAAACGGCTGTCCGAGTGGTGGTGCTAGTAATACTTATAGATTAGCTATCCAAGAGACAGGTAGTTACAGTGTTTTAGGTTCTATAGATATTGGCAATGGCAGTGGAGAATTTACAATAGATACTACAACAAGCGTTCAAATAGCTATATTTATTCAGAAAGGCTTAACGATAAATAATTTATTATTTAAGCCAATGTTACGAGAAGCAACAATAACTGATGACACATATGAACAATACGGAGCAAGCCCCAGCACGGATTATCTAAGCAAAATAGAGAATTTGGAGGGAGAAAATATTTGCCCTTCTTTGAATACAACAAGAACAATAAATGGAGTAACGTTTACAAAAAACAAAGACGGTTCAATAACAATGAATGGAACTGCAACAGCAGAAGTAAGTTACCCAATTAACGTAAATACTACTACGAATACAAGGACAGTATTGTTGAAAGCAAATTCAAAATACAGAATGTTATCAAGTTATGAGAGCGGAAAATATACAACACAGGTATTCTATTCAAAAAATAATGTTACGACATATTCCTCTTCTTTGATAGAAACAGTAGAAGAAACAAAAGCTGGTATGTATATTAGAGTAGATAAAAATGCGGTATTAGAGAATGTAACAATATATCCACAAATTACAAAAGGTGAAGAATATAAACCGTATGTGCCATATAATTCTTTAGGTTTCTTAGACATAGGAGAAAATTTAATTAAAGCCAGAGAATATTCGGCAACAGTTAACAATGTAGAACGTTCAATAACAAATGGATTAGTAAAACTTAATGGAACAATGGGGGAAGCGCCTGCAGGTTCTAATGCGTTTTCTATAATAGGTAATTGGACGGCAAATTATTCAGCATTTGACACTAGTATCGAATATATAAAATTAAAAGCAGGAACATACACTTTAAGTATCCATAACGTAAAAGGAAGTTGTACGGAAGGTTCGCTAGCATTAGTTGCAGGAAATACAAATCCTAAAAAGACTAAAGCGAAGATACAATTGAAAAATGAAACAAGTAAAACATTTACATTAGAAGAAGAAAGCATTTGCAGAATATCTGTTGAGTATAATGTTGGTTGTACTTTTAATAATTTTGAATTTAATGTAATGCTAAATAAAGGTTCACAAGCTCCATACATTCCATATCAAGAACAAGCAGAGTACTTCCCACTATCAGAAGGGCAAAAGTTATATGAAGATTCTTATCTGGTAAATAACGGAATACATCACACAAGGAAGCAGTATATTTTTACAGGAAATGAAGAGATTGTATTAGGTAATAGACAAAAAGAAAATTGTGCATGTTTCTACTTTAACAATTCAAGTATCGTCAATAGGCAAAACAATTATATAACTAAAGAAGTGTGTAGCCATTTTGTATATGATAGTCTAGCGTATAGGGAAGATAGAGATGTAGAGTGTATTACAGATAATGCAGGGGCTCCTTATCGATTAATAATATTTCAAATCTTAAAAACTAGATTGACTTCAATTGATGTAACAGGTTTTAAAGCATACTTATCAGAACAATACGCAAATGGCACACCAGTAATTGTAGAATACGAGCTAGCCGAAGAAGAAATAGTACCTTACACAGAAACACAGAAAGAAGCGTGGGAGAAATTAAGGCATTTTACGTTATTTAAAGGTATTAATAATATAACAAGTACAGCAAATGCGAAAATCACATATGTTAGAGATAATGGGTTAAGCGACACATACGAAACCAAACGAAACGTAAAAGAAAATTACTACACAAAAAGTGAAACAGACTCACAAATAAGTCAAACAGCAGACTCAATCAAAGAGTCAGTCAAAACAATAAACGAACAAACACAAGAAAAGCTTGCAACATTGGAGCTAGCCAATCAAAGTTTAGAATTTGCAACTAAAAGAACCGGTGGAAACAATTTAATTAGAAATAGTGCAATGATTAATGATAATAATTTCTGGCTAGCACACGCTAAATATCCATATCAAGAGTCAGATACACCACCTGACAATCCTACTGAAGGAGCATACTGGTATTGTACTGCCAATAGTGGAAGTTACATAGAAAATCAAATGTATGTGTACAACAGTGGTTGGCAAGTATCAGAACTGTCAAGAAAATCATTGTTAAGTGCTCAAAACTACTTCGCTTATACAACTTCTAACGAATATTGGGCAAATGGCAGAAATGCTAATGAAAATACACTAAGTGGACGAGTTATTAAGCTTGATGGAAGACAAGACTATACAGTATCACATATATTCAATATCACAGAACCTATTACATTAAATCAAAATGAAAACAAAATGGCAATATCATACTTTATAAAAAACAGTATAGTACAAGGAAATGTCTGCGTAGGACTAATGTTCCTTAATGAGGCAGATTTTACAGAAGTAGAAAAACCTTACTCATTGTATGAGCCTGGTATTATACTGACACCAGATGATTTAAAAGATTTAACTAAAATAGAGCAAATAATCGAAATACCTAAGAAATCAGATTTTATTCCTGTAGTTGTAAGTAACACAGCACCTACAGATACAACCAAGAATTGGTTAGATACAACGATATACTTAGTTAAAAAATACAACTCTCAAACATCACAGTGGGAAATATTAGATACAAAAATGTCATTGTATAATGAGAGTTCAAGAGAAGTTTGGACTTATAGATATTTCTACGGATTCTATTATCAAACACCAATAATATACGATACAGCAGAAATCAAGAGTTGTTATGTGGCATTAACATTTTATCCTGCATTTGCAGTTTATACAGGAAATGTAGAGCCTACACCTTACAAAGGGTTATATTGGAACAATAAAACAACAAATTTAGTTAAGAGAGCAAAATATAATGATACTACTTTTGTAGAGTGGGAAACACTTGATATTCCAAGTAGTTTATTGCCAACTGGTGCTAGTTTAGGTGTTGAACTATTTGATTACATAGTGCCGATTAAGGGATTCGTTGAAATTGCTGATTTAAAGCTTGAATATAACACTATGTGTACTCAGTGGACTCAATTTCCTGGGGAAGTTTATGGCAAGAATTATAAAATGGACGAAAAGGGCTTTTGGATTCAAGCAAATCAAAATACTATGTTTATAGATGAGGACGAAATCCTAGCAACATATAAAGGAATAAATATATTCCAAATTAATAAAGACTTAGCATATTTCTACAAAATACAAGCAACCGAGAGTATAGAAATTGGAAATTATTTCTTGAAAACTCAACAAATTAATTCAAAGAATATGCTGTTACTTTATTAGAAAGGAGAGCATATGGCAGTATCAAGTAATATATCAATAACACAAAACTCACAGAATATAGCAAACAATAAAAGTAATATAACTGTTAGAGTACAAGTAACAACGACAGGAGGCTCGTATAATGGATATTCTAAACCAGGTACTTGCACAATAGACGGAACAACATACGATTTTAGTCATAATATACCTCAAAATTCAACTACAACAATTTTTGAGAAAACATTAGATGTAACACACAATAATCAAGGAGAGAAAACCGTTTATGCTAGTTTCTCGTTTCAAACAGGTATATCAGCAGGAACAATAACTGAGTCAACATCCAAAAAATTAACGACAATTCCTAGAACTTCCGAAGTAAGTTTAAGTAAAAAGAATTTCAATATTGGCGAAACAATAACAATATATACTAACCGAAAAAGTGCTAGTTTCACGCATACAGCAGTTGTCAAATTCAATGGACAGACAGTTAGAACACAAACAGGGATAGATGCTTCATATAGTTGGAATACGAATGAATTATTTGCTAAAATTCCAAATCAAAATCAGGCTAATGGTACAGTGGAACTTACAACTTATAGTGGTGGTACTAGAATAGGAACAAGTACAGTTAATTTTACAGGCTATGTAGTAAATAGCGACCCAGTATTTAATAATTTTGATTGTGAAGATACTAATCCAATAACTAAAACTTTAACTGGAAGTAATCAAAAGTACATACGAAAGTATAGTAATTTAAAGGTAACAATAACAAGTGCAAATAAGATGACTACCAAGAACAGTGCTACACCTAAATATTACAATATTGTGGTTGGCAACAAAAGCGAAAACTTAGATTATTCAACATCAGAAATTTCAAAAACTATAAATAATATGGACGACAATACAGTAACAGTTTTTGCCGTTGATAGCAGAGGAAACCAAAAAGACAAAACAAAAGCATTAGATATTGTTGAATATTCCGAAACTGTTTTACAAACCGTTAAGATTGAAAGAAAAGAAGGTGTGGGGGAAACAGTCTTAATAAGTTTATTTGGCAAATATGCAAATATTAATTTTGGAGCAAAAGCCAACACAGTCAAAAGCATTCAATTTCGAAAAAAGAGCAAGACTGAGACTGAATTTGAAAGCTGGGTTGAAATAAAACAATTGGTTACAATAGACACTGAAAACGGCACATTTAGCTGTGCCTCAAAAGAAATTACAGGACAAACCTTCACTTTAGGTACAGAGTATGACATAGAAGTTCAGGTTAAAGATGAATTGAGTTCAGACACAGAACCAGTATCTCTTAATAGTGGAAAAGTGCTACTTTCAGCACTAAAGAATAAAGGAATTAGTATTGGGGGAATTTATAACGAAAATTTAGGAGGACCATTACAACTAGACAACAAGAACGTTATAGATTGGATAAATGGTAAGCAGAATAAAGTCATTCAAAAAGTTTTATGGAGTGGGATTCAATATATGACAGCAGACCACACAATAACTTTATCCGAACCAATCTCTCAACAAACAAGTGGTATTGTACTAATTTTTAGTGCTTATGATAGCGGGGCTAAACCGTATAATTTTCATTGCTTTTTTGTTCCAAAACAATTTGTATCGTTATACAACGGTAAAGGTATGTATTTCTCTTTAGTAGACTTTGACCCTGCTAACGATGCAAGAAAATATTTGTACATAAAAGACACTACTATTCAAGGTAATGCGAACAATGGAGGCGTACATCATAATCTTAATAATTCAAAGTTTGTTTTAAGGGAAGTAATTGGAGTATAACTGCTATTTATGAGTAGGAGGTGAGAAGATGCAAGATAATATAATAATGTTATTTCTAGGTTTTATTACAACTATGATTCCGATATTTACGGTAATTGTAAAACTAAACAATACAATAACAAAATTAAATGTTACAATTCAGGTTCTATCGGACCAAATGCATAAAGGCCAAGAAGATAGAAACAAGATACATAATCAGCTTAATAATCATGAAACAAGAATATCAATTTTAGAAAATGAAAGGAGGGAAAGATAAATGGATTTATCAGTATTAACACAATATTTAAGTGTTGTAGTTGTTGGAATATGCCTTTGTGTAGGTTTTGTTATAAAAAATAGTCTTGATTTTATACCAAACAAGTACATACCATTAATCATGCTAATATTAGGTTTAGTAATCAATGTATTAATGAACCTAAATGGGATAAATGCAGAAGTAATACTAACGGGAATGTTTAGCGGACTAGCTTCTACAGGTCTATACGAAATGTTTAAAAATTTAATATACAAGGAGGGAAAATAATGAAAATAATAGAAAATAATTTTAAGTTTGGTGCAATGGATATAAGAAATACAACAGAACAAATTGTATGCCACCATAGTGGAGTAACTGTTTTACAAAGTGTAGAAGTAATACATAATTATCATAAAAATACAAA